TCGAGAAGGGCCTGAACCAGTTCGGCACTGCGATGACGTGGCTGTCCTTCCAGGGCGTGCCGCTGCGTCGCGTCGACCAGCTCCTGAACACCGAAGCTCGTGTGGTCTAACCCGCAGCACCCATCTGAAAGGAAGATCACATGATCACCGACGCACTTCTGCAACTGTCCGGCAGCTACGCTGCCGGCGTCCTGACGGGCCAGACCGTCACCGGCACCAACACCGCGGTGCTGTCCACCAACACGCTGGACCTGGGCGTGGCGCGCGACATCGGCAAGGGCGAGATGCTGGAGATCGCCATCGAAGTTGTCACCGCCGCGAGCGGCGGCACCTCGGTGCAGTTCCAGCTGATCGAAGCTGACGATGCCGCGCTGACCACCAACGTGCAGGTCATCGTGCAGACCGACGCCACCCCCGTCGCCACCCTGGCGGTCGGCGTTCAGGTGCCGCTGCACGTGGACCGCGTGGACCCGTACCCGGCTCGCCGGTATCTGGGCCTGCGCTACCAGCTGGTGGGTGCGGTCGCCGCCGGCGCCTACTTCGCCGCCATCGTGAAGAACATCGCCGACAAGCAGGTGAACTTCGCCAACGGCTTCGCCGTTCTGTAAGGAGCCACGCATGGCCAGCTACCGAGTCCTCGAGCTTTCGTTCATCAACAACTCCCTGCAGCAACCGGGCGCAGAGGTTGAGTACGACGGCGAGCCCGGCAAGAACCTGGAACCTCTCGACCGCCAGGCCAAGGTCGCGGCCAAGGCTGTGGCCGACACCGCCCCCGCGGTGGCCGACCTGGTCACCAAGGTGCGCCAGCACGCCGCCACCCGCGGTGTGCCCCCGAGCGAGGTGAATGCCAGCGACTTCGACGAGGTGCTGGCCGTGCTGCCCAACAAGCCCAGCGATGAGGTTCTCGCGCAGGCGGCCAAGGCCGTCGGCGTCGAGCTGGCCTCCAGCGTGGCCTGAGGGCTCTCCGCGCAGAAAACGGACGGGGGCCTCTGAGCCCCCGTTTTTGCATGAAGGGCTAGATCGTGGCATCCGAAGTCGACATCTGCAACCTGGCGCTGGGCCACCTCGGTGACGTGGCCAACCTGTCGTCCATCAGCCCGCCCGACAACAGCGCGCAGGCGTTCCACTGCGCGCGCTTCTACCCCATCGCACGCGACTCGCTGCTGGAGATGCACCCTTGGGGCTTTGCCACGCGGCGCGCCCAGCTCGCGCTTTACGCTGGGGTGACGAGCAATCAGTGGAGCTTCGTCTACGCGGGCCCCAGCGGCGCGGTCAACTATTTGCGCGTGATCGACCCTACCGCACCGGACGACTTCAGCGCGGCGATCCCTTTGCCGAACACAATTCCCGGCGCGACCAACGCCGGCCAAGGCGTCTACACCCCGCAGCCTTTTGCTGTTGAAACCGACGCCGACGGCGACGACTTGGTCTACGCGAACCAAGAGAACGCGGTGATGGTCTACACCACGCTTGTCACTGACGCGACAAAGTTCAGCCCTCTCTTCACCGAGTCCTTGAGCTACCTGCTGGCCGCCAAACTGGCCGGGCCCCTCATCAAGGGCACTGAAGGCCGTGCGGTGGCCAAAGAGATGATGTCGATGGCGCTGGCGTTTCGCGGCATGGCGACGGTCTCTGACGCCAACCAGCGGCGCACGAACATCGCCCAGTCTGTCAGCTGGATGGTGGGCCGCTGATGCCGACCGTTCGCAGCTTCACGCGCGCGTTCAGCTCAGGCGAGGTCTCGTCCGAGCTGTTCGGCCACTTCGACCTGGACAGGATTGGCCAGGCCGTGGCCACGATGCTCAACTTCATCGCGCTACCCCACGGACCCGCAGCGAACAGGCCGGGCACCGAGTTCGTGAAGGAGGTGGGTGACAGCGTGAAGAAGACGCGGCTGGTCCCCTTCACGTACAGCGGCAACCAGACCTTCGCCATCGAGCTGGGTGCCGGGTTTTTCCGTTGGCACGCCCTCGGCGCCACGCTCCTGTACACGCCAAGCCCTTGGGATTCGACGCGGGTCTACTACTACAACGAGCTGGTCACCTACGGGGGCCAAACCTACGTCGCCTTTTGGTTGATCCCTGTGGCGGGCCACGTGCCCGCCGGCGGCCCGGGCGACAGCTACTGGCAGAACGCGACCTACACGTCGACCGACCGCGTCTACCTGCAAGGGGATCTCGCACTCTATGGTGGGCAGACGTGGTACAGCGTGGTCGACAACAACTTCGGCCACACCCCTGTCGCCGGCGCCTACTGGCGCGCCATGCCGAGCGACGGGTCGTATGAGCTGCCCAACGGCTATGCCGAAGCTGATCTCTTTGACATCCACTACACGCAGTCGGCTGACGTGCTGACGCTGGTGCACCCCGGCTACCCTGTGCAGGAACTGCGTCGGCTGGGCCCCACACTGTGGCGTCTGACAACGCCCGCTTTTGCACCTGGCATCGGGGCGCCAAGCGGCAACAGCTCTACCCCGTCGCACGTTCTAGGCCTCGGCAACCCGGTCTACACCTACGTCGCCACCGCTGTTTCGTTCGCCAACAACCTGGAAGAGTCGCTGCAGTCTGTCACGTGCACTTGCGTCAACGACCTGACCATGGCTGGCCACTACAACACGTTGGCAGTTAGCACGCCGCCCGCAGGCGCCGCACGCATCAACTGGTACAAAGCGTCCCAGGGGCTGTTCGGTTACATCGGGCAGACCGCAGTCGGCGCCACGCTGATCGACAACAACATCACTGCCGACATCTCGCGCACGCCACCGGCGCTGGACAGCGGCAACACAACTTTCAACGGGGGCCCGGGGTACTACCCTGCGGCCGTCGGCTACTACGAGCAGCGGCGCGTGTTCGCCGGCTGGGCCAACGGGCCGCAGAACGTGATCGGCACCCGGTCGGCCACTGAGTCCAACGTCAACTACCACATACCCGCGGTGGCGGATGACCGCATCGCCTTCAAGATCGCCGCGCGCGAGGCCTCGGCGGTGCGCCACATCGTGCCCCTTCAGAACCTGGTGCTGCTCACGGCAACCAACGAGTTCAAGGTGGCCAGCGCCGACGGCGCGGCACTGACCGGAGCCAACGTCAACGTGCGGCCGCAGGCCTACATGGGCGCCAACAACGTGCAGCCCGTGGTTGTCAACTCCAGCGTGCTGTACGCCGCCTCGCGCGGCGGCCGCATCCGGGAAATGAGCTACGACTGGCGCGCGCAGTCGTACCTAACCAACGACATCAGTGTCCTTGCCAACCACCTGTTTGACTACTTCACCGTGGTTGACATGGCTTTCACCAAGGCCCCGTACCCCATCTTGTGGTGCGTGAATGACCAAGGCGCGCTGCTGGGTCTGACCTACATGCCGGAGCAGCAGATCAGCGGCTGGCACCGCCACAGTACCGACGGCGTTTTTGAGTCCTGCTGCACGATTTCAGAGCAGGGCGAGGACAAGCTGTACGTGGTCGTGAAGCGCACGATCAGCGGCTCTGTGAAGCGCTACGTTGAGCGCTTGCACACTCGTCTTGCGGCGACCTTGGCGGACTCCTTCTACGTGGACTGCGGAGCCACCTACGCTGGCGCACCTGCAACCGTCATCAGCGGGCTTAGCTGGCTCGAAGGCAAGACGGTCAGCATCCTCGGCGACGGCGCGGTCTACCCGCAGCAGGTCGTCACCGGCGGCACCGTCAGTCTCTCCGCCGCGTGCTCAAAGGTCCAGGTTGGCTTGCCCATCACCGCCGACCTTCAGACGCTGCCTATGGCTGTTGGCGGCACGCCTGACTTCGGGCAAGGCCGGCAGAAAAACGTCAACAAGGTCTACTTGCGCACAGTCAACGCTTCAGGTGTCCAGGCCGGGCCGAACTTCAGCTCGCTGCGCCCTTTCAAGCAGCGCACCTTCGAGGCCTACGGTTCGCCACCAGCGCTGGTCAATGACGAAATTGAACTTGTGCTGGACCCCGCCTGGGGCGCCAGCGGGCAGTTTTGCATTCGGCAGTCAGACCCCCTGCCTCTGACCGTTGTCTCGGCAACGCTTGAAGTT